ACAAAAACACTCCCGAAGGTATTTCCTCCATCCTGTGAAACCCTGTACTCAGCAGTTTCAGCCGCGCCGCTCTTAACTATTTCAACAACATAGTCCCGTCCCGCTGTTGGAGCTCCGGTAACAGCAAACACCGCAGTGCCGGTTCCGGTTTGTACTACCTCGCCAATGCTCCCGGCTATATCATTCTCCGGCCTGGAAGCATAGCAGCGGATGCCGCCTTCATCAAAATGACGCACAAGGGAATCAACAAGAGGCCCGGCTGTAAAAACAGCTGTCACTTCACGTTTTGAAGCTATTTCATAAACTTTCCCTGCTTCGCCACCTTCAGCAACGCCAAATTTCACATGAAGACCGTCAAGTCCGTCCTTCCCGTTTCCAAGATTCCCGTCAGATAAATTAATGTTAACTGGCTGTTTCATTATTCACCTCACCCTGAAACCGCGGATGTAAACTTCTTAAGAGCCTTTACAAAATCTTCCTCTTTTACCCTGTTTTCAGGGGATACCCGCATGGCGCACATTACACCCCGAGCCACATGTCTGTTTACACCGTACCGGGATACCAGTTTGCCGAATGCCTCCCTGTTGTCACTGTTTATGGTGACACCCCTCGCGTTCTTTGCGCCGCTTTCAGGCTGTTGTTCTTCTCTGCTCATCAGCTTATTCCTCCATCTTCAATAGTTGCTTCATCTATAGCCGGCGCTGTGGAGTCTTTATATATGCCGTCTTTAAATCGTATCTGCACATACGACATGTAAATGCCGTCAGTAATAATCTCATCTTCATCAATAAATCCTGAGCCTGTAATCTCAACCTCAACCCCCCTGTTACGCCTGGTAACAAAAAAAGGGTTTTCCACTATAGCCTTTATCATCTGCTCGGCAAAAGGTATTGCAGTCTCTTCTGCTGTATCTTCAACCATCTCAATTATGTTATAAATGTCCTTTGTATAAAAAGACACCTGGTACACCTTTTCAGAATCCATAATCTTCCGTGATCTGGTAATAACACCTTCCACCCGGTTTATAGCGGAAAAACTGCCGTTCCTTTCATAATTCACAGGCTGGTGTGATAAAACAGCGCAGGGAAGCTTACGCTTCAGTTCACCAGGCTTCAGCGCGATTTCAAAAAATCTCACTTCACGGGTCTCGCCGCTTCCTGTGACAAATGCGGGGTTCCCGTCAGGGAGAGTAATCCCTTCAACAACACCCCTCAGATATTCAATATGATCAGCAGTCATTTCACCCCCAGGATTCTTTTAAGCTCCCGTAAATACTGCAAAGCAACTTTCATCTTGCTTATTCTTACCGCCGGGTCAACGTGAGGTCTGGCAGGAAGATTCCTCGGTGCATACCCCTTTTCCAAGGCCCGTGCCTGCGGATGATTTGTCCCAATGCGGACTTTATCGTACCTTATTTTTTCTGACACAAAAGAACTCATGTAATCCCCCTGATCTATTAACCGCTTGTCACTTCCCGATGGTACCCTTCTTTTAACTTTAGTTCCGTCTTTGCGGATACTGGTTCTATATCGGGGTTTTGATTTTGCTTCTCTTGTCTCTTTTTTAAGAGGAGGCCCCTGAATTTTCTGATCACGTATTGCTTTAATTATATCCCCACGGATAATCTCCCCACATTGCTCTGTGACAACCTCAAGTTTTTTAGCAACATTGATATCTTTCATCTTTATGAATTTATCCCAATCGCCGCCAAGCTCAAGACCACCCATCAGTCTGCCTCCGGAAATTCTACAGTTTCATCAACCTTAACCATTTCAATCTTTCTTACCGGCAGATTATACAGGTGAGACATGGTGTCATCCTCACCGTAATGCTTCACCTTGTATGTCACTGACCCGGCAATAATTCTGCACTCTTCAGGAATCGATTCCAGATCCCCCGAAAGAACATAAACAACCGCGTCATAATCAATCACAACTCCAGCCTGTTTCTGCATATGTTGAGTGTCTGTTATAATGACGCAGTTGTTTATAGTCTCCGGAGAATACACATTCCTCCGGGCAGCATTAAGAGATCCACGTTTCCCCAGTGTAACAGGAGTGCATAGAACAACCTGGCCTTTAGCCATTTTTCTCCACGCCCGCACCATCATGTTATCCACCCTGGTCTTATTCACTAATATACCCCAGCTCCCTTTCAGCATTGTAAATATGAGCGGACACAAGACGCTCGTACTCATCACTTTTAAACTCCTGCAGCTGTACTTCAAAGCCTCCGGGCATCTTTATGGTTTTTTCAGATCCCGATGCTTTCATATGCCACAGATGCTCCAGAACAAAAACATTAACAAACTCAATCTCCGCCTGTTTAACCTCATCACATCCGGAGGACATCACCTCAGCAGAAACAATCTTTGCTATCCGTCTGTCAGCCCTCGCGCAGGTTTTTGTCAAAAAAGCCTCATAAGGGGAGACTCCGGAGTCTCCGGCCTCATCGCTGAGACCCAGATCCTCCGGATTCCACAGGGTTTTTATGTCATCAATGCTGTTAATCATTTAACCATTACCCTTATTTCGTTATCACCAAACTCAATAGCCTTAATCCCTTTATCCTTTACCGCGTTCATGACCTTTTTTCTTTTTCCCATAGCCTCAAGAAGTTCATCCTCTGTAAGGCCCTCTGTTATTTCCATGGAGTCAACAGCCGCTCCATTTACCAGTATATTGACCAAAAGCCCGCTTTTGGACTCACCAGTTTCTACCTCACCTTTAACAACAAGCTCTCCAGAGGATATTTTCCCCTTAATGAATGGAGTTTCCCATACCTCAAACTCCTTATCCACAACAAGCTCGCCCTTCTTTCCTCTGGGAAACATCTCCTGTTTCCCTTCAATATCAATAAAACCGCATCCCTTCTCAGCTATTGACCTCTTAATCCTTACCTTAACCTTCCTCATCCTCAATCCTCCCTGGCGTGTGCAGAACCAAATGCTCTGACTCAATCTTTATAAAGCAGTCTGCCAATTAAGATGTAATGTTAAGCATTTTGGCTGCTTCATTAAACAGCTTCGCGTAACCCACAACTTCACTCACAACCGCTTCCTGAAGCTGACGGTCTATAACCTTGTCATATTCAACCATGCTGCCGCCTTTTTCAAAGACCTCTTCAATCGCTGCCTTGCTGTCAAGGGCAATGATTTTCTTTTCCGGCATTGCAGAACATCGCTTTGGAGGCTCAGGCATGGCAGGCCCGTTTTTGTCCTTGTATTCAGTAAGGGTTCTGTATGCCACTCTCTGGGTTTTGTCCGAAATCATCAGAGTAGGAGTAAAATAATCGAAGGCCTCTTCAAGGTTAACAACGTCAGCATAAGCAAGGGAAGTCCCCGCTGAATCAAGAGAGGATATGGCATTTGAGTTGCCGTCACCATTGATAAGAATATCAACAATAAGTCCCACCTTGGCCTTTGCAATATTTCTTCCCAGCACCCTCATTGTCACAGCAAAGACATTAAGCTTCATGCGGCGTAAAGCTTCATAGCTTGCTTCAATTTTATACCCCACCTTGTGCAGCTTTATGGTTTTGTCCTTGAAGTATATTTTCACAACAGGGAAGTCACCACCTTCACCAACACGGGAAGCCTTTGCATTTGAATTATCCAGGTCAACTGCAGCTGCCTGGTAAACCGAAGCGTCAATCCCTGTCCTGGTGGCCACAAGATCCTTCATCCCGGCGAAATTCGGAAGCTCCTCTCTTATACCTTCCTGAACCATCTGGTTAATAACTTCAGGGAAAAGAATTTTGTGATCCTCTGTGCGGTAAAAATCCTCAACAAAGGAAGCCGATTCACCGCTGATTTTCAGATCCCTTGCCAGAAGCTGCTGCTGAAAGGGTGTAACTCCCTGTGAAGTAAGGGCCTCGGATATTTTGTTTTCCTTTTCAGCTCTTTTGGCTAAAATCTCGGCAAAGGAAAGCCCTGTATTCTTTGCCTCAGCGTACATCTCTTTAGACAGTGCCACTTTTTCTATAATCATTACTAATCACCCATCCTGTAATTTTTTATCCCGGAAGCTTAAAGGTAAGCGTTTTCGGGCTGGCTGTGTAATCCACAACCCTGTAGTTTTTACCAGTGCCCTGAGTAACAGGTTCCTTTACTCCGCCGCTGCCATCAGCTACCAGTTCCACCAGTTCAGCAGGTGTAATTGCCGCGCTTGAAGTTAACGGGAGTGTCACATACCCCTTTTCCTTAACCACACAAACCACGTTGTCATGGTCAATCGACTCAACAACACCGGTAATTACATCTTCCGCTTCGCAAAGGGCAACGGTCTTTGCCGCGCTTATTTTTACAGGCATTCCTTCAGCCTCTCCGCGTACAACGCCTGTACCGGCGTAATAACTGGGATGATCTTTTACTCCATCAAAAGATACAATATTCATAACCCCTCCTTATCCTTTAAAGCTCACCGAGCTTACATCATAAGACCCGGCATTCGCTTCAATGCCTTGCCCCTCAGAACCGCTTGCGCTCTGACGTGTAAAATTCCCGCCGCATTTTTCACATTTCAGAGGGAAAGCCTTTTCAGCCTTGTCCTGGAATTCCTTTCTGAATTCAAGGGCATCAGCAAGGCCGGCATTCTCGATAGACTTCTTTAACGCGCCGGCAATATCTTTCCCTCCCTCAGCAAGGGCAGCAAACTTCAAAGCCTCATTTCTCACTTCCGCCAGATATTTTTTACCGTTTTCAGCCATCTCCTTCATGGAGTTTATACTTTCCGGGGTGTACCCTTCGCCAAAAGCTTCAGTCATAGACTTCTTCAGTTCCTCATTTTCCCTTTTGAGTTCACTATAGGCCTTTGTCACATCATCCATAAACATGGCCTGACCAGCTTCATCAAGCTCCACGCTCTGGTCTGCTCCTGTAAAGCCGAACTTCGCGAGGCTCAAGGCAAACAGCAGTACAAGACTTCTTGTAAGTTTCATTTTATTTGCTCCTTTATTGTTTTGATTAACCCCGTCAGGCCCGCTGCCTTCACCGGAATCATTTATGTCAAACAGACGCTTCGCGCTTGGACAGGCCCCTTGCCATACAAGCGAAATTTCAGCGTAACCTGTTATTTCCGTTACAATAATTCTCACCGTTTCTTTCCCTACGGTTTCTCCCAGGTGCCACCAGAAATCATCACCCAGTTCCGGATGTGATTTTTCCCAGGCAAAATCAACAGACACCGACACGGAATGAATCGCGCCGCTCTTAACCCCATCTACGGTTTTCTGGTTCCATTTTTTATTAACAGCAAGCACAGCATTAACTCCGCCCGGCACATCACCGGTTCCGTCATCCCATGAACTTTTAGACACATGTCCAATCCAGTTAAGCACATCCTTGTCATGGTTAGGGTAAATGGTCTGCCCTTTAAGCAGCCTGTAGGATTTCTTGAGAATACCTTCTTTTGTGAAGTCAATCGCGCGGGACTCAATATACTCCGCGCTAAGGGCGCGGAAAGGAGCAAAGAGGTACTCCTCGTTTTCTTCAAGAGAAAATGTTCCCTGGCTTCTGGTGGTATTTACACCTGCCGGATAATTTCCGCCAAGTGACGAGGTAAGTGACAGCCTGCCTATCCCTTTAACAGGATCAAGAACAAGCCCCGATTCTTTTAAATCGGCTAATATTTCATGCAGCTCTTTTGGCATCCGATATGCTCCTTACAGTAAAAAAGGTTCAACATATCGGCGTAGTGGATGTTTATCTCTGTTTCTGTCGGGAAAACCCCTCTGAAGGTGTCCCCTGAAGCCCTTCAGGCTTCATAAATGGCGTTTAAAAACGTTTAAAAATCAATTCAGCATCACTTATATATTCAGGGGCAAAAACCCCTTGAAATGCCCTTATTTTTCATCTTCACGAAGTTCAATATGAACGCTGAAACCGTCAACATCATCCCTTTTTTTCAGCATCCCCTTAAGCTCAATCAGTACCGAACGGAGAATATAAAAATCCGCTCCGCATTCTGGGCATTTATCAATATGAGACAGCCTCTCAACCGAAAGCTTCACAGCAGTCCCGCACCCCTTGCAGGTGATCCTTACATTCCTGATTTCATTAAGCTCAATCAGTTTTAATAACTCAGTCATAATAAAGCTCCCTTGCAATCTCCCTTACATGCTTTGGGAGTTTTTCAAGAGGGTATTCACCCTCAGATATATCAAAAGTCTGTGCACGCCATGACTGATCGGCAGTACCAACGCAAAGACTTTCTTTGAGACCTTCCATGTTTTTAACAAGAACAATGTCTGCCTCTTCATCCTTCAACATATCCATGTCATAAACAAGACCAGGAAAACAGCTCACATCGCTCCCGCCTTTGGCAAGTTCTTCAATTTCGTTTATTATATCATTCTTTTCCATTCACAAGTTCCATAAACTGGTTTTGATATGATTCTTTCTGCCCAGGCTTTAAGGGGTAACAGCTTACAATCCTTGAGGACCCGGCATCAACCATTACAGCACAGTTGTCTTTGCTGTTTAAAAACATAACTCTGTCAAAGCCTCTGTGCCTGTAAATAAAACATCTGTTGAAATCCTGAAGCATCTTCTTTGAAAAAGCTTCATACTCCTTCATATCATTTAATTTAACGCCATTGGAATAATTGTCAAAATCTTTTTTATGTTTACTCCAGTGACTCTCAAGGCTCGCTTCGTCCCACTGCGAAGCAGTGAGTGCGCTTATCTTTGATGACCATTCATCAGTTGTAAGGTTTTTGTATTCAGCCCATCTCTCCGCGTTTTTAGTCTTAATGGCTCTTCTGGCTTTATCATTCATCCCTCTGGCAGCGGGCTCACGCATTGTATTAAGTTCTGTACCGCTGTTACTGGTCACTCTTGTTGACATGCTTGCAATCGTTGTTGTTCTGCATCTCCCGTGATAGGGGGGAAGCTTGCACCCTATCTTTTTCATAATATCAGCAGTGCCCATTGAGGCAAATTCCCTGGCCGTAGAATCTGAAGGCCAGCCGAATTTCTCCTTCAGCTCATCAAGGGGAGCTTCAATTGTCTTCTCAACATAATCAGCCATCTCCTGAACCTTCAGTCTCCTGCCGTTCATTACCCGGCATATTGTCGATGTCTTTTTGTCAAGGATGGCCACAATCTCAATTTCTGCAATTTTAAGCCTCTGAAATTTCGCGACCCTTCCATAGTTTCTCGATCTGTTCACCGCGTTTCTAATTACAAGCTCATAGTAATCCTGAATCTGAGGATGGTTAAAAACATCACCCATCTTTTTCTCAAGCCTTTTTACAACTGCCGGGTCATAGGCTCTTTCAATCCCTTTCAGCTCATTCTCCACAACAGTCTTCAGGTCATCCTTGTAATGTTTAAACTGGTTAGCAAAGAAGAACCTGTCATTCTCTTTAAACCATTCGATGGCCCTTGTGTCAGTCACCTTCCAGTTGTCATCGTCCCAGTCAATGCCGCAGGCCATAACATAGGCCTCGCTGTTTTTGGCTTCAGCAATTACAGCCGCTTCATTGGCAAGCTCACCACTCATCTTTGATTCACTCATGGACATAATTTTATCAAGCGCATCCTTATCTTTAATATGTACCTCAATCCCTTCCACTGTTTCATTTACCTTTTTTGTGTACAGGTCAAAAAATTCATTGCTGTACTCCTCTTCAATCTCAAGGGATTTTATATACTCCTTATCGTCACTGCTTTTTTTTTTGGCCAAGTCAATTGTAATTGAAGGCCTCACAAATACATATTTACCGCTGCTCCCGTCAAACCGGGCGCTAAAGCTGTTTTTCCCCGGACTGGTTTTTGACGCAGCCTTTTCATAACCCATCTCCTGGGCTGCCATATCCTCATCAATAATCCCTTTCTCCATCCTTTCAAAAATCATTCTCTGGCGTATCTCTTCAGTTTCCGCCTCCTCCTTTGCCTTAAGGCTGGGGGAGGGTTTAAAAGTCATTGTGCATTTTCCCGGAATCCCCTGCAAAAGAAGGTGAAGATTATAACTGCTTTCATTGGCACGCTTAATTGTTCTCTGAATGTTTGCTATTTTGCCAAGCAATGTCTGATAGCAAACAGTCGCGTAAGTCTCAGTAGTTGAATAGCTCCTCCCAAGCATTGCCGGGTCAATATCAATACCGCTTGCTATCATCTGTTCAACGGTTTCAATAATCGTGTCTGCCTGGCCAATGTTTTTACTCACTGCCTTATGGTCAACCTGTGTACCGTCATCAGTAACAACAACGCCCCTGTTTCTCCCCTCAGCATACCTGTCAGCAATTGCTTTAAAATGCTTTGAAGCCCGCTCTTCATATTCCTTAACCATTTCATTAAACTGCTGACGAAATACGGTAGAAATATGAGTATAACCAATAAGGCCCCATAATTCCGTATAGTCATCAAGCTTTTCCCAGTTCCGTTCCTGACGGAGCAGAAACCTCAAAGCCGCAAGCATTGGAGGGATTGCGTAAGGAGATGCCTCATCACAGAAAAGCGGAATATAGCTGAATGTGTAGGGGTTCAGATATACTTTCTCAAGTCCCTGCATCTGGTATACCCTGTAACGTCCCTCAGCTTTATCAAACCGTATTGAGCTGCTCTTTACAGAATAAATAAGATCAATCCCTTTAAGGCTTTTATCAGGCACGCACTCCTGACAAAGCGATCCTGTTACCGCTATCTGTCTAAACTGCTGATTGATAAATCCGTCAGCCCCGGCCCTGGTATCAAAGGCATTAATAGCCAGGTTATTAAGAGACTCCAGTGCCGCGTCAATTGCAGAATCGCTTGCCGCTTCAACATCTATATAATGCCCCACATTCCCCAGGGCTGTAATTTTCTGTACTGCCTGACTCACATCAGGGTTTATTATTGCCAGCATTTTAAAAATTTCAATAAATTCAACCGGATAGGATGGATTAACCCCGTAAATCTCATTCATCCCTTTAGCGGAACCAAGCAGACTGCCGTCTCTTGTAGCCCGTTCCCCTGTAGAAATAATCGGGTTCGCTTTTTTTATCCTGTTATCTATAATCATATCACTTCCCGAAATATGGCATGGCAGATGGCTGAAAATATCCCTTGCCTATCCTGAAAGCAATAAGGGCCGAATTTGTAGCCATGCCGAAATGGTTTGCCACCTTTTTTTTGTATCGTTTCATCTTGTAGCCGCTTTTATCATCAATCTGCTCCGCCTCAAGGTTTTTCACCTGGTCCTTCCATTTCTCATAAATATCAAGTTCATCAGGTTTCAGCTTTTTAGGATCAGGCAGAAGAAAAAACTCATCATTAAAAAGGCCCGCCATTTCATCAATGCTTTCAGTCCTGTCATGCTTAACAGTCTGAACCTGATACTCATCGGAACCTTCAAGCCCCTCTTTGAGTGTGTCACCCTTGAAATACTGAATAGCCCCCCATCCCGGATACTTTAAACACAGCCTTTTTGACAGATTCTTGTAAGGCATGGCATCAATAACAAAAAACGACCGGTATCTTTCAATGAGAGCACAAAAGGCGTTAAAGTTATCGCTGGGGATCTCCTCAAGCCATATAAGCCGCAGCCTGTTTCCAGTCCAGCCCCACACGGTAACATGACAAAGGTCGCCAACGTCAATCCCCATGAACGAGTTCATCGCGCTTCTTTCAAAACCAAGCCCCTTCTTTTCAAGACCAGTCAAAAGCTCATCTGTAAAAGGGCAAAGCTCCGGATCACTGTAGGGCACACCAATAAGTGAAATAGCAACATTCTTCTTTTCACTTATAAGGGTTGCTCCTGCCCACTTTTTATAAATATGAGTTATATCAACAGCAGGCCCAAAAAGCTGGGAAATCAGAAAACCCGCATGTTCCTTTGACCTTGCCGGATATTTCGCCACCCATTCGCTTATTTTAGGGTCAAGACGCCTGCGGCATCTGGTGCAGGCTATATATGCGGAAAGATTTTCACCTTTCCCCTTTGTAACCATATTTCCCGGCCATGCAGACACAACGTCATTCCATTTGCCGCACTTGTCGCATTTTAAAAGCCTGTGCCTCTGGTCGCTCCTTTTAAAACTCCTGTTAATTCCAAAGTCCGGCCTGCTTGGCTGGGACAGTTCAATAATATATCCGAAAGATGAATGCAGCAGCCTGTCTTCAGCAAAAACCAGATTCTCCTGGTCAGCTTCATCCACCTCATCCTTAATTATCATATCAAGGTCAATTGACTTAACCTTTCTTTTTGTCCATACCCCTCTGAAATATAATGAGGAGTTACCCATCTGCTTTAGCCCCAGATTGTCGGCCCTGTCATAGGACATCTTCCCGGTCAAATACTGTGAATTATCTATCATGGGGTTAGCCCTGTCCTGGGAAAAATCCATAACATCCTCATCAGTAGGGAAGTAATAACCAACTTTAACAGCCCGCCTGTCCATGAAGTAAAAAGACCTCAGCAGGCTCCATATAGAAACCCCCATCTGCGCAGCCTTCTGTATGGACACTCTTGGAATATCAATAGGGAGCTCATAAAGCGCCATAAGGTATTCATGGTCAATAAAAGAGAAAGGAACCAGGTCTCCCTTTATCGGGAGCTTAATGTGTTTAATGCACCACTGGGCATGACTAAGATTCCCGAATTTCTCTTTAAAGCTGCTCATTGCTATGTCATAAACATCTGTCATCTTTTCTTTTTAAGCCTCTCCAGGGCTTTAACTTTCCATGATTCCATTATTCTCTTTTCATGACTTGATAGAACACTCGCTACTTCAGGGATTTCATACATTGATTCAAAAAGGATCTCCACCTGTTCTTCAATCGTAATCTGCTTCCCTTCTGCAATTACTCGGCCCTGCCATTCAGCCAGGGCCTTAAAAGCGTAAACAGCAGCGTCCTTGGTTTTAAATTCAAGAGCACCGCTTAAAATTTCGTCCATAATGGTTGTTAAGGCTTTCTGTGATGATTCCAGAAGTTCAGCCTGGCTTTTAACCGCAATGTCACTTTCCTTCTTTCTCATAAGTGCGATGACTTCCTGCTTTCTCTCATTCCAGGTATGCCCCTTTTCATCAGGGGTTTCCGCCCAGGATTTTACTGTTCCGTGTGTAAGCTTTTCGCACCCCGGATTGGTACGCATCATTTCCGCTATGGCCCTGTAACTGTAGCCCTGAGAAAAAAGCACAAAGGCGTTTGATTTTATAACATCATTATAGCCCATTATTCGTTGAATCTCCCTTTTCCGGAAACATCAGCTTCAGGTTCCCGTACCAGTAAAGC